ATAGAGTGAACCATTTGATGGTAGAGCCAAAACTTCGGTCGGAAAATCGTACTGATTTTCAGCCATTTTTATCTCCTATGAAATGTGTTTAAAACCATTATAATAATAACTATTGTTTTCTTTTACAAAAATGTAATTTATTTTGGTGTTGCAAATTTCTCCGCGGCTGTTACACCTAATCCTACTACTGAAATGTACATAAAACATTCAAGTATTTGTTCTTTGATATCAAAACCAAAAAATGTATTTGCACCCCACGACAAAACTAACATAAAGAATGATGCAAAGCCGATAAACCTTTTACTTGAGATCTTAGCGTCGTCTGATAACATCTCTTTTATAAAATTCATAATATCTTCCTTATATGTATTAGAACGATAGTACTGCGTAATCGTAACGAAGTGTTAACGATATGTCAGCGACATCAGTTCCATTAGCAAAATCTAAATCGTTGAAGTTAGCGGTTTGTATGAAACAACCTTTCAATACCCATTCCTCAACTTTATCACCAACTGGACCTAAAAGATTAAATTTAATCTCTTTCTTATAAAAATCTGAATATCCATCACGACCTGTTACTGATTCGTGGTGTAGTCTTACCCATTCCATTACTGCTTGAGCTCCACTTGGAACGATTGGATCATATAGAGTTACTTCTAATGGCTCCCATGTACCTTTACCTTTGATAAATCGTTTAACATTAATGTGATTTAATTCAACTTCTTCAAAAGTAATTTGTGGACGATTCATAGTCTTCACAAAATAAGAAGGTATTCCGTCAATGTACATGACGAAACGATTTTTAGTTTTCGGTTCAAACGGTGTAAAAAAGATTTCGTCTGCTGATAGTATGTCGGCCATTTTATTCTCCTAAATTAATTGCCGTTAATTTTTCTTCGATAATAAATATCATAAAAGTAAAAAAAATGAATCTACACCTATTATAATTATACATCATTATTCGAAGTTTTTTAGAAGTTTTTCCTATAGAGTAAAAAATTACCCTAAAAAGAAATTGAGACATCCCGACTTTTTGACTTTTTCCTCAGAAATGAAAAACCCACACTCAAAATTGAATGTGGGCTCTTCTTTATAAGACAGTATTTTTATAAGTTAAACTTACTCAGGGAATGCTGCCCCAGTTGGTTGAACAACAAAATCCAACACAATGAACTCTGCAGTTCTTGTAGGTTGAATGAAGATTTGTCCTCTCAACTCATTTCTATCAACAACATCTGGTGTGTTGTTAGAATCGTCCATCACTACTTTAAATGCTGACAATCCACTATTAGCTTGAACTGATTCTAAGAAAGGATTAACTATTCCTAAGAATCTGTTTCTTGTTGCTGCTGTGTTTTGTTCGAACACCAAGTATCTTGAAGATGAAGCAATGAATTTACGAAGTCTAATTAATAGTCTTCGTACATTGATTCTATCAAGAGCTGATGGTTTTCCCTGTAATGTTTTTTGTCCAAACACTACAACTCCTTGTCCTGGGAAAGAAGCAATTGGGTTAACACGACCTTCATACAAGTCATCTCTTTCTGTATGTGTTAGTCTTGTTTGTGCCTCTAATACACTTCCTAATCCACCACGATTTAAACCAGCAGGTGCGAACCATTCGTGTGCTACTTGGTCTGTAAAACTAATTACACCAGGTAGTACAACTGAAGGCGGAACCCAAGTTGGTTTGTTATTCGAAGTATCAACTATTTTGACCCAAGGATAATAAGTTGCTGCAGAATTCGTATCAAGTGCTTTTATATCACTAACTGCATTTGCTACTGAACGGCCATATCTTGAACCATCAATAACATAAAAAGCATCTGCACGAGATTCGAGTTTACTAATTGCATGTTTCGTAACAGAAGAGTGATATTCATGGATAACACCAGGTGTTGCCATTAAATTAATATCATATTCATCTGGATTACTTACAGCATTAATTGCTCTTTCGTATGCCTTAGAACCACTTGCGGAAGCTCCACTACAATCAAGTCCTTGTGTATTTGTTGCAACGATATTAGTACCTGTTGCTTTTAATACTGAAGGATCTTGTCCGTCAAATCCACCTTGAAATGGAACAACGAATTTTCTCTGTGCTTTAGCAGATAATGCAAGTGTAATTGCTTCTAAAGCAGTTGATTCTTGTGTATCACCAATTGAACCTGCAGATGCATGTCCTAACATATTTTCAAGTGAAAATGCTGCATTCTCTCCTGAACCTGCACTTGCTGGTGATGGTGCTAGATATTGTTTGTTATTTTCGTTTGCGAAATCCCAACCATAATATACATTTTGATCAAAAACTCCAAGAGTATTAGTCTGTGCAGTTACGAAACTTGCACTTGGTACTGTTGAAGTTCCAAGTGAAGGATTAGTTGCTGCTGCAAACCCATGTGGTACTAATGCTTCATTAATACCTTCAAGATTTGATTCCCAATCACTTAGATAAATGTGAACAGATTGATTTGGCCAATCACCATTGTGTGTTAATTTGCCTTCTGAATCAATTGTTACATATCTATCACCAATTTGTCGTGGTGCGAATTGTTTTGAATCTGGATCAAAGTTTAAATTAGTAAATGATTCAAGTACTGTACCATCATCAGTTTCACCTGGATTATTTTTCAACACATGAAGTGCGAATGAACTATAATCACTACCAGGAACATTTCCTGCTGCAGTTAAATCTGATATTCCAATTTTGAACTCTGAAGTAACATCCGAACCATGTGAACGAGTGTTAACTTTAAAAAGATTCTTTCTTCCACCACCACTTAATTGTGATATAATATAAGGTGTGGTTGCTACTGCATAATCATGAGTGAAATCTTCACCAGATGATGCAGATGCTGCACTACAACTTACATTTGCATCAAATCCGTAACTTGATACATAGTGTTTGTATTCTTTATACACATATACATTTGTGTTTGTTGTTTGTGGGTCTGACCCAAAAACTTTTGTTATGTAATTATCTGAACCAGTATCAAATGAAATTGTTTTCGCAACACTATTAATTGTTAGTGTAGTTGAATTCCAATTTGCACTTGCGTCAACTGTTGTCATTGCAGCTGTACCCAAATTTAATGAACTATTAGCTCTTGAAGGGTGTAATACTGCAGCAACACGAGTTCCGCCACCAGCAGCTGTTCCAGCTGCTACTAAACTTAATCGTATTGAACTTGGTTGATAACCACCTAAACCTAATACACGAACTATCGTAACAGAAGGTGCATTTCTCAAATATTCTTGAACTGTCATGGGTACATAGAAGCGACTATCCACATCTCCAAAGACATTCTGAAATTCCCCAAAACTTGAGATTTGAGTTGGTACAAATGCTGGCCCTTTTTTCGTTGGACCAATTATAGCTGCACCAATTTCAGCAATACCTTGTGGAAGAAAGGATAAGTCTTTTTCTCTTGTAAACACTCCAGGACTTACTATTCTTTCAGCCATTTTATTCTCCTAATAAGGTTTATAAATTATATATATCGGAACGATATACTTCGATTAATAAATATCAGTTGTAATCCCCAAAATGGGTCAACCTGATAATTTTTTTTATATATTAGGAAGTTTTTTCTGAAATAACATCAGTTTCAGGTGTAGCTACGGGTGTAAATACTCCTGATTGTGGGTCAAGATTACCTGGACCATACTTTTCATTCAAAGTTTTCACAAGTTCTTGTTCTGTAGTTTGAGTTTCAGTATACTTTGCTTCCAACTGAACTTCAGTTTCTTCTAAAGTATTAAGTTGTTGATATAAGAGAACCTTTCTTACTTTAATTGCTCCAAAGTCGTTTTGGACAGCTGCGTAAGTATCTCTTAATCCTGAAAGTGATTTTAACTCGTCTTCTGTGAATTTAATTTCATCTGATTTTGCCATTTATATAACTCCTTATGTTATAACTTTATTAACTATATATAAATATCAAGTTTTTATCCAAAAACTTAATTTTTTTTTAATCTTTCATCCTTTTATTCATTTTAGTTTTTCTTAACTCATCTATCTGTTTTTGTTGTTCTTTTATTGCTTCTATTAATAATGGTACAATTTTTTCATATTTAACTGCAAGATATCCACTTTCTCTTTCTTCAACGACTTCAGGTAATACTTCTTGTATTTCTTGTGCAACAACACCAACATCATGTCCTTTATATATAGATTGTTTATCATTCCAATCAAATGTATACCCACCGATTTTTCCTATTTTATCTAATGGATTAGAAATTGATATTAGATTATCTTTTAATCTTTCATCCGAAGAAGCATATGCTACAACATCACCACCAGCGTGTACATTTTCAGCAACACCAACACCACCATCAACTATAAGTGCTCCTGTTGTTTTACTTGTTGAAGTGGTGGTTGCATCTATATTAACTGCTAATGTGAACGATTTTGCTCCACTAAATGTTTGTGTTGTGTCTAAGTGAGCAGTGTTAGCTGATAAATTACCATCAGGTAGAAGACCTGTTACATCTGCTGTTAAATCAATTGCATTTTGTGTAATAACTTGATTACTTATTGTGATATAATCAGGTGTTCCACTTAATGTAACATCGCCAGTATTTGTACCAGTTACATTTTGAATACCATCAGCAATATCCTTAGTAATTGCAGTTCCACCAATTTTTAGTGTAGTGGCATCAACCTCAACTACACTTGAACTTACATAATTGAATGATGCACTTGTTGCTGATAATGTTGCTGTACTTGGATTGTATGTAAATGTTCCTGTGTCATCTAATAAAGCATTTGATCCATCATGAAAAGGAATTGCAAAGTCTGTATTGGATGTACTATCTGTAACAGTTACAGTAGCTGCTAATGTTGCATTACCTGCTGTTAAACCTGAAGCCGTTCCTGTTACATTTGTCATCACACCACTTGCTGGTGTTCCCAAAGCTGGTGCCACCAAAACCATTCCACTCGCCATAGTACCTTGAGATACTTGAGCTGCAGGTAGTGCTGTACAATTAGTTAATACACCACTTGCTGGTGTTCCCAGAGCTGGTGCCACTAAAACCATTCCAGAAGCCATCGTACCTTGAGATACTTGAGCCGCTGGTAATGCTGTTGCGTTTGTTAAAACTAACGCTGAAGGAGTTCCTAAATCTGGTGTTGTTAAAGTAATCCCTGCAAGTGTTAAACCACCACTACCTCTATTGTGTGCAATTGAAGTAGTTCCAATATAAAATGTATCTCCTGGTTGAACTGCTGAATCAGCTGTTGATTGGGCTGCTGCGGCATTGGTTACACCAGTTGAGCCTCTATCGTAAGCTGCCTTAACGGCCGTTGCACTTGCTCTCGTTGTACTTGAAGTTGTGCTGGTTGAATTTGTTATTGAAGTATCACCAGTATTTGTACCACTCTGTCCAACTAAATATGATTGATTAATAGCAGTACCTTGCCATACACCACTTGAAATTGTTCCAACTTCAGTAATGTCTAACGCATTTATCCTTGTTTTAGTTTCATCACCTGTGTTAGTTCCACTTTGTCCACTTAAATAAGTAGTTGAAATTGCATCACCATTCCAAACACCAGTTGCAATTGTTCCGACTGCTGTAATATTCGTTTGTGAAGCAGTTAGTATAGTTCCTGATAAATCCCCAGTTACATCACCTGTTACATCCCCATTAAACCGATTAGCAGTTATTTCACCTGTACTTGGATTGTAAGTCATACCTGAATGGTCTTGTTCTACTCCAAGATTTCCACCATCTGTATCAGCTCCTGCTGAGAAAAGGATAGCATTTTCTTCATTAGTACTTTCATTATCTGTAATGGTTATAGTTGCTGCATTTCCCATTGTATCTGCCACTATGCCATCAGTTTGTGATGTAACGAATGTGTGTATTTGGTCTGCTGTTGCTAAACCACTACCACCATCTGAAATAGCTGCTGTCTTAGCAGATATCGTTCTTGCTGCACTTGCGTTAAATGTTGTTCCACTATTTAATTGAACAGTAGTATTATCTACAGTCAAATCATTCAAATTACTACCAAGAGCAACTCCACTAATTGTTGAATTTGAAAGTGATGAATTAGCAATATTTGATAAAGTATTTGAAGCACCACTAATTGTTTTATTTGTTAAAGTGTCTGATGTATCACGACCAACTATAGTATCCGACGCATTCTGTAAAGTCCATGTTCTATCGGCTGTTGGATCTGTAACGGTTAAAGTTGTTTCATAACCATCATCTGTAGCTCCCTCAAAAATAACTGAACTTGTTACCACAAGTGTTGCAGTATCTATAAAAGTTTGTGTTCCTGAAACACTTATATTAGGAACTACTAATGTTGATGTACTTGGATTATAAGTAAATGTTCCTGTATCGTCTAATAAACCATTTGAACCATCGTGTAATACAATTGGCCAATTATTATTACTTGTATCATCCGTAACGGTTACCGTTGTAGCTGTTCCACTTGTATTTGCTGCTATACTATCAGTTTGTGTTGTAACAAATGTGTGTATTTGGTCTGCTGTTGCTACACCACTACCACCATCTGAAATTGCTGCTGTATTTAATACTGCACTTGTTCCTAATCCTAAAGTTGTTCTTGCATTTGATGCGGCCGCGTCATCTACTAAACTTCTACCAAAAGATGTTATTGCGGTTTCTGCAAAAGTATCGGCAGCTGTTGTATAAATCATTTTATCAGCTGCAGTTGTTGTTGTACCTATATTTCCAAGTGTAGTAACTTGGGCTGCACTCCAACCTGCAACTGAAGCTAATTGAGCATCATACGCTTGAACATTTGATCCAATTGTTAATCCTAAGTTGTCTCTTGCATCAGAAGCATTTGAAGCACCAGTACCACCATATGCGACTCCAATGTCTGTTGAATTCCATACACCAGTTTGGATTGTTCCAATTGATGTAATATTTGTTTGAGATGCAGTTTGTAGAGTTCCTGTTAAGTTTCCACTAAATCCAGTTGAAGTTAATAATCCTGTACTTGGATTATAAGTTAAACCTGAATCAGTTTCGGCCCCTTGAGTTCCTGATACCCCATCTACGAATAAAGGATAAACAGTTTCATCAGTACTATTATTTGCAGTTACTGTAATACTTGTTCCTATTGCTGCAGTTCCACCGATGTTAAGACTCGATGCAGTTCCTGATATATTTGTACCAACTAACGCACTTGGTGTTCCTAATGCTGGTGTTACTAAAGTAGGACTATTTGATAATACTACATTAGTAGTTCCAGTACTTGTTGTTACTCCAGTTCCACCTTGATCTACAGCTATCGTAGTTCCTTCCCAAGTACCAGTTCCAATTGTTCCAACTGATGTAATTTGAGTTTGTGAAGCATCTACACTTAAACTATGTGCAATT